GCAGGTCCGTGATAACCGAACATAAAGTGATGTATACCGGTCTTTTTATAAGCGTCTACATAAGCTTTAAATATATTAGCTTTAAATCTCATATCTTCCTCTACAAGAATAATATAATCACACCCTATTTTGAGCAAGTATCGTAAAGCTGTATTCTTTGCGCGCCCTACTCCTTCCCCTCCACTAGTTTCTATATATTCACCCTTATCACAATCTAACGGCGCACCATCATTGACCGTGACTAATTCGTCGTACCAATCGCTTTGTATAGAATCAATACAGACTCTATACATATCTTCACGGTTACAAGTTATAATTGCTATTCCTATCATTTTCACTTAATCCAAACTTAGCAAATAATTCCTTTTCTTTCTTCTCTGCCTCAAATGCACCTTGTTGCTGCTTAACTAAATTTTCTAATTCGTCGAGATTGTTAGGATTAAGAATTGACTCCTCATCGTCATACATACCCCCGTCAGGTGTAATATATTCAGCAATCAAATCAATTCGACTTTGAATATCATTTGGTAAAGGAATAACTGCTGGTGAATCATCTTTCGGGTAAAAAACATCTGCATCTGGATTTTGGGCATACTGTTGATATAGTGAATTAAAAATATTATCTACTTCTTTTATATATTCAACATCTACATCTCTAAATCCATCATCTTCAACACCTTGCTTTTCATCAAACCTACAGAGAAAAATAATATCTATGTGTCTCATTGATTCACGCGATAAAGCAATCTGCTCTGTTACAAACTCACGTGTAAACCCTTCCTTACCTTTTTCGTTCCCCCATAAGGTATAGGCTACGCTATCTAAAGGACATCTATCATAGATTACTTTATCATTAGAACTATACTCTTGTAATTGATCTATCATAAAGTTCATAATAGCACTCTGTGTTTCGGTATTAGTTGATGAGGAATGTTCTAACCCCTTTTCGATTAGCATATCCCTATATATCTTCTCTGGTGTAGTAAAATCATCCCATGTATGGAGAAAACTCTTTAACAGAGTAGATTTTCCAGAATTAGCTGTACCACTAAAAGCAACTCTCATACTTCTATTTACAAAAAATTAAAAATTAGCAAGAAAGGAATACCATTCATCTCTGTAAATTTCAAACTTAAATCCATCTTTAGGTTTAAATGGTCTATACCGCAACTTAAGATTTGTTTCTGATAAAAGTTTGTTACTCTTTCTGGAGTTAAGTTGCTTATCACAAGTTACTAGATTATCCCATGTATCTAGTCCCCCTCTACTTTTAGGGCATACATGATCAACGCTTAATTCTTCTTTAGATAATTTCTTACCAGTATACACACAAGTATACCTATCACGTTCCCATATATTTTTCTTTGTAGGAAACTGAGCTTTTTTGAATGCAATACCTTTAAAAGAAGAACATACTACTACAGTTGGAACTCTAACCGGGCCATTAACTGTGTGTATATAATTATCAAATGGTCTAATGGGTAAATCAAACCATTCCTTTATATTCTTTGCAACATTCCAATATTCTATACTTTCAAAAATAACTGACCCTCCATCACTAATTTCATAGTGAATATCAAGACCTTGTTGCGATTCAGTGGCAAGATTAGAGAAGACATTACGATAGGAAGATATTCCTATTGGAAAATAATGTTTATTTAATACTAATATTTGATCTGTATTCACGACAAAAAGAAGAAGACCCTCCCTCACGTACGTAAGAGAGGGTCCAGTATGTTTATAACTACGTTCTACCGTAAGCCAGTAGATTCAAAAACATCTCTAGTAACACCAGCCTTAAATCCTCCTTCAACACCTTTTACGATAACTGAAACAGCATTATGACTATGTAAACTTTCATTATGAGATGCTACAATCTTAAAATCTAATATACGTGACTCATTAGTAAACTGCTCATAAAGTAATCTAACCGCATCTTCAACAAACTTTAAGTGTGCACCATTCTTCTCAGCAAATGCTTGCTCATCTTCTCTTTTAACCATAACTTGCGTTTCAGTTTGTAGAGCAGCTAAACATAACTCTTGTATATCCTCAATCCAGAGCATATCTTCAAATTTAACACTTACACGAGCAACACTTCTTTGACTATGAGGTACAGTAGCTCTATTACGATACTTTTCAGCATGCTCACTCAACTCAAAGCTACAAGGACAGGCAGAAGAATATACAAAGTCAAAATGAATATATTTCTTAAACTCACCTTCTTTAGTTAAGTCACCTTCAAACACAACATCGTAATATTGATAACCTTCCAATCCACTACGTAAACTATTTTGCTTAATAGGATAAGAAATTTTAAGCATTATTCTCGAGTCAAAACATTTAAGATTATTTTTGTAAGTTTCTAAAACATCCTTAATCTTATCAATACTAAACGTCTCATCTTTATAATCGTAAAAACTTCTCATAATACGAGACATATTAATACCTTTTTTATGAGCCTCTAAACTCACACTACCAGTAACGCTAGTTTCAAGTTCAATAGTTTTACCGTTTCGCTTCTTATAGGTCAATGGTAATTTAAAGTTATGAATACCAACTTGCTGAATAGGTACAGCAGCTCCTTGAATTAGACTAGAAGGTCCATTCTGTAAATCAGGTAACGACGAAATATACTCTTTACTAGCAGTAATCTTACTATCATAAACTCTAATAGGGGGAAAATACCCCTTACTATATTCATCACCCATAAGTTTCTTTGCAATTTGATCTTTCTCACCGGAAAGCTCATCATCTCCTAACCATTCGTAGCTATTATTGTTATCTGACATACAACTATATTATAAAATTAATGTGAAGGTTATCAACGTTTTTTTTCACTAAACCTTCAAAGCCATATTCCAAACTAGCAAGTGTAGTCTAGGTGAAAAGTGAACGTGCATTGCTTTAGCATACTCAACAACAGCTTCAGCATTAGCAATATGTTCTTCGCGAGACCCGGCGCAAGGCATAAACCAGATACGGTCACGATCAATGTTAATACCTTCATCATCCTCAACGTACTTACGCCAAATCTCTTTAATATCAGCATCAGGCTCATTTATAACAAACTTAAAACCTGAGCCAATACTCTTATGATACTTTAGTACTTCTGGCTTATATGTCTTACTCTCAGGATCTCCATTAGTAGTTAGCTTAGGTGAGGTAGTAAAAGTAGCTTTAAACTCTTCATGCCATCTTGTATCAGGCATAATAGTAGCATTACTCTCAAAGTCAATCTTAGGTATAAATCCATACTTATCAATAAAAGCCTCTACAATCTTAAGTAATTGTTTTTGCTGTACAAGAGGTTCACCGCCAGTAAGTTTCCAGATCGTACCCTTCTTAAGTTTATCAATCCAGTTATTATCTTCCATCATTTGGAAAATCTCTCTAAACGTCATCTTATTCTTTACAGACCAAGAGATATAAGAGTCACATCCATGAGGAGAGTCTTCACTCGCAAAACCAATACAAGTTAAATTACACATCGCCATTCTCATAAACAGAGAACGCTGTCCGACATACTCTCCTTCCCCTTCAATAGTGTAGAAGATTTTATCATCGGATAAAATTAAAGTTTCTTTATCTAGATCCATCTCTCTTAGTATATTACTAATTTTAAGTTATTCAACTAAATTAACAAACTATAGTAAACTATTTATTTCTTGGTTTATAATATATACTCTTAAATATTTTAATATGAGTAGACAAAATAAAAAAATTAACTCTTACGAAGAAATTGGTGAAGATATTTTAAATAGTAACTGGTTAATGGATTTTAAACTACGAAAGCCATTTTACTTTAAACCAAAACATCGTGATCTATATAACATTCTACATGAATCTACTACTCAGATGTCATTTGTTGATGGTTTAGCTGGTACTGCAAAAACATATATTGCTGTTTACGTTGCTTTAGAAATGTTGAGGGAAGGATTATTCGATAAAATAGTCTATATTCGCTCTGTTGTAGAATCTGCTGATAAAAGCCTAGGATCTTTACCCGGTGAAATAGATGATAAATTTTCACCTTACGCTATGCCTCTTATTGAAAAAGTAACGGAGATAGCTGGTCCCGGTACATGTAGTATGTTACGTAGTAAAGGATTAATAGAGGCTATTCCTGTAAACTTTGTAAGAGGTTTAACTTTTAACAATAGTTGCGTCATAGTAGATGAAGCACAAAATTTAACAAAAGGTGAGCTCACTACTATTCTTACGCGTTTCGGTCGTAATAGTCAATATATAGTTTGCGGTGATACTAAACAATCAGACGTTAGACAGTCAGGATTTGCTGACGTGTATAAGAGATTTTCTACTGAAGATTGTAACGATAAAGGAATTTATACACATAAGTTTGGTGTAGAAGAAATTGTACGTAGTAAGATACTACGCTTTATATGCGATAAACTAGCATAATTACCCCCATGAAGTACCTCCAAATGGATTACCCATACCGTTAGACTTATTACCCGGACCTACGTTTGCTGGATTAGCTACTTTATCTGTTATAGTAACTGTATTATTACTCTGCTCTGATGCTTCTTCAAACTTAACATCTATAGAGTTAGTTGCACCGGTTACAAATCCTTGTGTTGTAATTACTGATTTATCTTCCCTATAACACGTAGCAAAATTACTGCCATGTTCATTAATCTGAACACTTTGTACTCGTACTCTTCCGTTTGTAAGTTCGTCAACAAAGGTATCTGCAGTTCTAAGTACAAATTCAGCAAACTTCTCACATCCAACACCATCTTGAAGTACAACAACTTCTGCAACTCCAGCTTCATCTAAGAGTTTTAACATGTCAAGTTGCGGATCATCACCTGCAACTACTAGCTTATGATCAAACGTATGTTCTAAGGTTTTTTTAAGATCTTTAAGACCACCAAAATCCATAACCCAGTTACGTTCATCTAATTCTGTAGCCTCAAATGTAATATCTGCAGTTAAATTATAACCATGTATATACTGACAGTGACTGTGAGCTGATCTCCATTGCCTGAAAGCTGCAGATCCTAAATTAATTATTTTATTGCTTGTGAACCTCATACAATATTATTTTAACAGTTATATACTGAAAGTCAACTGAAATTATATTAAATATAGAGCATTAGAGATAGAAACATAGGTTTCATTTAGCGTCCTGTTATCACTTATTCATCTGAGAACCGTAATGCAAGTGTTTCAGCAGATTTTTTTGACTTTTTCTACTTTCAGCTAATTTTGTACGTCTCTTTAAGTTTTTAAACGTAACTCCACCTATTTTTTGTTTATCTTTAACTCCTGCCTTTTTAAGCATTTCTATATCACTTTTGCTTGGAGGTCTCTCTGATTTAATTGCTCGTGCTATTCTTTTTTTAGTAGCTAGTAGTGATTCTGATTTTGCAGCTCTAGGCCCTTTTTTACCACGAGCGCCGGCTGATGGTGTCGCAGCTGGTTCTAGGGTAGCAGTTTCGGAGGCAGGCTTACTAGCTTTTGCAGTTTCAGGGGCAGGCTTAGCGGCAGATTTACCAGCTTTTGCAGTTTTTGTAGGTTTACCAGCTTTACCAGCTTTACCAGTCTTACCAGCTTTTGCAGCTTTACCAGTCTTATCAGGTTTACCAGCTTTTGCAGGTACCGGAACTTCTGTACCAATTTTAATAGGGTTTTTATTTAAACGTTTACCGGTACCATCATATACCTCTGTTATTTCATTATCATAACCGTCACCACCCCCTCTATTTTTTCTACGTACAATATAATACCCGCCAGTTAAGTCCTTTTCTTCTATATTTTCACCACCTAGACTGTTTAGATAATAACCACTCTTAACCTCAACTTTAAAATTCTGATTTTTTAATTTAGTCTCTTTACCCAGTTTTACACCTTTAAACTCTCTTTTACCATCTTCTGAATCTAAAAAAGTGCCGATAGACACGCTTGGACTTCCAGATCTTATATTTTCAATAGCTCCAGCTGCTAAAGTAGCACCTTTACCTAATGCCTCCATAGTTTTAGGAGCTAAAGCTTTAGCAGTCCCAGTAGCAGCTTTTCTAGCAACTCTTGCTAATCCAAATATCATGCTTCCAATTCCTTCTTGTAATAATTCTTTTTGGGAGAGTCTCCTCATAGTTATATTTATTCACTAAATGAATGAATTAAATAAAAAGGAACTAATATATAATAAGTTATGAATATTTTTGTAACAGATGATGACCCTATTCAAGCTGCGCATGAATTATGTGATAAGCATGTAAGATCTAAGATGCAAATTGAAGGAGCTATTATGTTAGCTCATGCATTTCCTCAAGAAGTGCTAAACCATCCATCAACTCCACGTACTTCAACCGGTAAACCGCGACGTAGAGGTAAAGGATATTTTAAACATCAATGTTCTATCTGGGCTAGAGAAACTAAAGATAACTTTAAGTGGTTAGTTGATCATACCTTTGAAATGTTTACTGAGCGCATGTTTCGTTGGCCTGATTCAAATGAGCATTTTACTAAGAATTTTATTAAGTGGTGTAAAGATAATATTCATAATACAATTATGACGTCAAACGGTCTAACTGAATATGCAGTAGCTATTAGTAACGACTGTAACTGTCGTATAGTAAATAAAAAGTTTGATGAATTATCTGTAGTAGAGCAATATAGACAGTATATTATTCATGATAAACCGTTTGCTAACTGGACTAAACGTGAGAAGCCTCGTTGGTATTAGTAATTAACATCTAAATCATCGTCAGCTATATTCTCTTTACTGACGTCAATCAGTGCATCGAGCTTTTTTTCAATAAAATCTTTACCTACAAGTATTTTATATAGATTAGTTGATCTATTACCTATAGAAAATGGTATATCTTTAAATTCCTTACTACCTATTTTAAAATCAAAATGTACTATAGGCCTATGTTCAGAATTACCAGCCCCTACATTAATAGTTATTTCTCCCTTTTTATCTTTAAGTAGAGTTTTACCATTAGCAGTTCTAAAAAATACTTTACTTCCCTGCTCTTGAATATCTTCACCATGTAAAACGTTATAAGCACCGTTTCCGGAGTCTAACTTAGCGGGTATTTTACCTACACCGTCTATATTAAAAAATTCAATAAGACCTAATACAGTCTTTTCTGCAAAAAACTGTTTAAACCTCTTCATACCCTGTATTAAAATTATCTGGTTTGGGTTTAATCATTATAGCTATTTGTTTTTCATCGCGATCATGATGTTCATCGTGATTATGACCCTTTTCATTTATCTCATAATCAAGGTAATGGAATACAGATGAGAGATAATCAGAAGCTTTAGTTATTTTTGAAGCTACCCAACCCTCTAAACCTGGTAGTTCCTGTACCATCATACTTAATTTTTCAGCATATTCTCTTGCTTTGAGAAGATCTCTACCAGCCATATCAATTTCTGATTGATCATGCTCACCCATACAGCTAGAGCATTGACACTCAGATTCATGATCAGCGTGCATATGGTCTTCTTCTTCGTCGCTCATTGCTGCACCGATCACCATGGGTGCGACTCTGGCAATAATAGGAATAGCCGGAGCAATCTCAGAAACAACTTTAGGCTTATTAATTGAGTTATAAGCTTCAGCTAATAACCCAGCATCATGATGCTTAGAATTCATGTATATATTTATGCTGACAATATAGATTTAATTTTATCTTTATCAGATTCTGATATACCATTTTCACCTTGTGGAACAAAAGCTTCAATACCCGCATCCAGATCATCTGCGAGAAGTCTCCTTATATCAGTACCGCGCATACCTTGCTCTTGTGGTGGTATCTCAACAACTTGAACTAATGGATACTTCTCTTGATTCTTAATAAAGTAATTCCAACGCTTCATATCACCTTCATCAAATTCACCTGGGGAAATTTCACGTGGCCCACCTCCACCCACAATAAGCTTTTTATTCAAGTTTGCATCTGCATAATCATATACATCCTTAACTGGAGTTTTTGGTGATAATTTAATCTCAACCGGTTTTCCTAAATATTTAGCGTAAATTTGCCAGATCTTAATAGCTTGCTCTTGAGTAATAACTCCTTTACTTGGATCATCCTTTATTAGCTCACGATCACCCTTTCCAACATATACAATACCTCTATCAGCATCTGTACTAACATCATTAAGTAGGTAATTAAAAGCCATAAAATGCCCTCTTGTAGGTGGCTTAAATCCGCCAGCTAACAAAGCTACAGATTTTACATCTTCTTGACCCTCGCTGTAATACTCTTTAAATGTTCTAATCATGGTAAAAATAATAGTTTAGCAAACGTACCAGATACGGTTATAATACCTGCTATAGTAGCCCATATAATTTTGTCATGTCTATTAGTCTTATCCACCACAACTTTTAAATCCTCAGCAACTGGGTTTATTCGCTTATGAATATCTTTACACTCGCTTATTATAGTATCATTTAAGCGTCTTATATCTTCTCTAAGTTCTGTTACTTGATCTTTACTCATTATTTTGCTCCTGGTTTTCCGGATCCGAAGTTTGCTCTACTAAATTCCAAACGATCGACAAATTTAACTAAGTCACCATCATTATTAATAGCTACATATCCTTCTGGGTTAGACGGTCTTAAGGTACCATCGCCGTTATCAAAAAAGTGCCTCGTATTATACACAGCATTATTATATTTGTTAATGAAAATCTGCTTTGCTTGTTGCAGCAGCTTACTCTTCTTAAACAACTTGATCATATCACCACTTAATGATTTTAATTCTGCTAACTGCTCTTTACTAGCATTCGTTTTCTCCTCTATTCTCTTTTTCGCTACTAATTTTTTAATAGCCGTTTCGTTTCTATTACTCAACCACTGATAGAAGTTCTTAAATGAACCTTCGGGATCTTCAATAAATGCGCCCTTTCTAATTTCAGTGTTAAGATAGATGTTTACTAATGGTAAAAATTTAGTTAAGGGGCCAAATTTAACTTTAATACCGTCAGCAGTTTTTATTAAGTTTTTAACTTGCTTCGCTTCATCTTTATCTATATCAACCTTACCAGTTGAATCTGTAAATTCTGCATCATCCATCCACACCCCGGGAACCTTTTTAAGCTGCTTAAATTCACTATTAGATAAAGCTCTTTTGGTACTATCATCAATTTCTGAATAGGCACTATGCCAAACAACACCCATTACTGAATTAATAATTTCTTTAGCAAGTTCAGAATCTTTATCTACAGCATACACAGTGGTGTTAGGTTGAAAAGAAATAAACTCTTCATCATCATACACTGCGTTTCCGATCTCACTAGGACTAGTATACATAATATCACCACCTATTAGACCCTTAATACCCATTTGCTTTGTAAACTTAAGAGCCTTTTTAAGCTTATTTGCCAACTCAGGCTTATCGCCATGGTTATTAATAATATCTGTTTCTGTAAAATTAAGTAAGGGCTCTTTGTTAAAAGCAGACTTAGTGGCTACAAAGTGTTGACCATTTTGTGGATGTTTCCCTGCCATAATAAAAGGAGCGCCATCCCATTTAACAGACATTTTTATTTTTCTTTTATGCTTACCTTGAAGCATACCTAAAAGATCTAGAATATAGGTACGAGCTTCATCATACCCTCTCTCACCCTTTGTAAGTAAGAGTTCTTCTAAGTGAGTTAAGTGTCCCTTAGCGTTTTCTTCTATGAGCTGGTATTGCTCAAAATATAGTTTAAAGTTCTTCATATTATGGTATTACTGTTGTATTAAATCCGCTACCTCTTTCAACATTTGGGTCTATCTTTAGAGAGTTTACTTTCTTTAAGCAAATTTCAAGATTGTGCACATAATCATTAATAAATCGTCCCATAACTACTGTAGGGCAATTACCACCTTCAATTAATGATACATCTGTGTTTGAAAACACAATATATTTAAAATTTTCATGGTCTTGGTAATTCGCTATCATAGTTGCTGCAACTAATTGACTAGGTATTAATTTATCTTTATATGTATCTAACAACCTTCTTGCATCTTTATTAGTTCTAAATTTTTCATTCAAATATTCATAAAAAATTTCACTTCTATCACCTTCATTATTGTTCCAAAATAAATTAAATCTTGTCTGCATGCCCGAAGCTTGATGTTTGTATATATTTTGTATACTTTCTGCAACTTCTTCTAAAGCATTACTAAGCTGGGTTATATCGTTAGTATTCTCCCCTTGTGATTCTAAATGTACTATAATACTTTGAATACTCTTTCTACTATTAGCAGGTGTTCGAAGTCTACTATAAACATCATCATCATCTAGCACCTCTAATCCTTTAGAATCAGCAATTTTTAATAAACCTTGTATTGCTTTATAACCAATTCTTTTTTCCGGTAAAATCTGTGCAATTTTTTGTAGCTGTTGTTGTTGACTCTTAAGACTCTCCTTAACCTTATCAAGCATCTCTATTTTTTCTTCTTTAAGTCTCGTGGCACCTGTAGCTGGCTGTATATATTTTTTATCAACTTCCACCGCCTCTACACCTTTACCAACCCTACCAGCCGATCCCTTCATCTCTATTTCACCAATCTCGTTAATCTGTAAATCACCTTTAGGGGGATTATAAGCTTCAGAATATAGAGTTAGAGCAACCTCACCTGGCCCGACCGCTACTTTACCTTCACTAAAATCAATTTGAAATAACTTTGATAAAAAATCTTTATTAGTTAAGTACTCTAAGTTACCTGGCACACTATCAAATACTTCAAATAAATTAAGAGATCCAGTTGCTTCACTACCGTCTATTAAAAACGGTGTCATAGTTTTAAGAGACCCGGCGCTTTTAGTTTCTATAAGTAATTTTATTTCTAAAGCAATTTTTTCAACCACTTTTGGATCCTCCATATCAAAGACATTTAATAGGGCAGTTTTTATCTGCGATACACCAACCTTACGACCATGGTCACTCCAATTACCTAACTGCATCCACTTATCTAATCTTTCATCTAATCTTGCTTTTGCACCAGCAGTAAACCCTAATACTTTTCTTGCATATATATCCTCTATTCTGGTTTCATATTCACCTTCAAT